GTGCCTTTACTGTCTTTTTAAACTTTCTCTTCCCCATTTTACCTGATGAGACAACATGACTTCTTTCTTTTACTTTCTTCTCCTCACCAGTTTTTTTATCTTTCTCCATATATGAACCAGTTACTTTAGTGGCACCTCCTAATCCTCTACCACGAATATCTTTATCTAATTGTTTTGCTCTTGCACGATTTTCCTTTGCAGACTTATCTGCTCTGGATGCAGACAGTGCAGCCATTCCACCTTTATCAGATTTACTTTTGATTCTAGCAAGACTACTCTCATCTATAAATTGTTTGAATGTCTTCATCCCTTGCAACAGTTTTTAAGTATTTATTATCTGATGATTTGTATGTCATCATCCTCTGTCCACAATTCCACTTTGTTTCTAAATCTACCCTCTGCCTTTAACTTTTCATATCTCTTACTTGCTTTCTTTTTCCACCATGACATGATGTTCTCAAGATAAAACTTATCCCAGTTCTGACCACGAACTAATTTGTCTTGTTCACCTGCTATCACTTCACGAACATTGCCATAACCATAATCAGATATATAAAATCTTTTCTTCTCAGTAAGATTGAATGCCATGTCAATAACTTGATTAAAATGATTTAACTTTTCTTTATCTTGTAAACTATTTTTAATAATCGATATCATTCTTCTTTGCCTTTTCAACTTCTTAGATGATGCACGATTCTCTGTAAGTGGTTCATTATTATTCCACTCCGTAAACTTATCGTGTAAATTATGAAATGCCTCTTTGTATAGAACAGGAATAATTTACTGTCTGTCAAACCTTTGAATCTCATAAAGGGTTTGAGTCCATCATACTGTGATGCAGAACTACTTGATCCATAGAGAGAGGTTGTCTCAAATAATGCAATATCTTTTTCAAATATATTGTTTAGTTTTTCACGAATAAAATGTGATACACATATCAATGCTAAAAGTTTACCACCAAGATAATTATATCCAAATGGTTGAGATGGAACTATTGCAAATCCCATTACAGCATGACGATTGAATATTGTTAAGTCAGGTGCTTTTCCTAACCATTGATTTCTAGGTTTAGAATTAATTAAAGGAGATTGTAAACGTATAAATCCAACTATCTTATTTGTATTTTTTTCATATACCATCAATCGTAATTCACGACCGGGAATATTATCTTCATTATTATGAGATGATACAGAACTCAAAAGGTTTCGATAATAATCTTGTGGTATTCCATTCTGAAATCTATCACCAACAAGACGAATATCAAACTCCATATCATTAGGATGAATATCTCGATTGAAGAAATCATCTTTCGGATCATCTAATATACTTGATTTAGTTACGACTGACTTTTTAACATGACGAAGATACTCTTCAAGATTGGTAAAGTTTTGAAAATAATCAATAAATTGATTTGCTGCCCATGTTGCTTTATCTTCATCAATCTGTTTAATCGTCATAATTTTCTATTGTTTCCCAGATAATATAATCATCAGGATTAACCATTGGCATATATCCTCCACTATTTCTTCTTGGCATAGTAATAATATCGATAGTCTCTTCAAACCATCTATTCATTGATTTTGCCATCTGACGATATCCAGTACCGACATAGACTTGACCCGCAACAACTGCCACTGTTGCGATACCCCAGAATAAGTAATAACTTGATGATTTCATTTGTGCTTTTCTTTTTGTAAAATTAGTCATTTTGATCTTCACGCGGATAATAAACCTCAACATACGATTTACATTGAGGGCATGATAAGTTTGTTACTATACTATACTCTGGAGTCATATCCATGTCAAGGTCATGATCACCACCCCAGATAAGTTCAGTATTACAATGCCAACAGTTCATAATATAAGTTTCTTAGTTGGTTTTGATAACTTACCAAACATTGAATTATACTGTTCGATAATTTCTTCTTGAGGATCTCCTATGTAAACAATATATTTTTTAGTCACTTCAAGTTTATCTTTTTGAAGTAAAGGAGACCAAGGAGCAAATGCAATTTGTCCTTGTTGTTGTGACGGTACTGCCACGATAGGATCAGTGAATGTTATTGAATCAGTGTCCTCTTTTGTTATGTCAGCGATTACATCTTCGCCCGACCACATACGAATTAATTTTACAGTCATTTGAATTGGCACTCCACCATAATTTCAGTTAAACAAGCAAGTAGATTTATTTCCTGATCTGCCACAAATGCTACTTGGTACTGGTATTTAGCCAGAATAAGAACAGCAGCAGGAATAGAACTAGAGACCAAGGTTTCATATAGACTATCATAGATACGACGAAAAAGCAAAGTAGTATCATTATCCAAGTTGGTATTAACCCACTTACGGACTTCAGAAAAGTTTTTTTCTTTGAGATTCTTGGTGAGATCATTTATAGAAACATCAGAAAAGGACGCTAGTATGCCAGAGTCTATTTCACCTCCGACCGAGTATCTTTGACACTCATTAAGAACTCTCCTCCAATCAGGAAAGTGTTTGCTGATTAACTCAGCAACGACCTTCTTATCACTCTTAATATTTTCTTTGTCGAGAATATGATTTATTCTAGCAAAGAATTGTGCTGCTATTGTTGGTTTGTCTTTTTTATTAACTGAGAAGTCAACAACAGAACACCTAGAATGTAAAGGGTCGATAATTTTGTTTTTGTAGTTACAGGTAAAGATAAACCTACAGTTTTTGGAGAACTCCTCAATACTCGCTCTGAGAAGGAGTTGTACATCGGAAGTGGTATTGTCTGCTTCATCAATGATGATGACTTTATGTTTCGACTCGCTTGTAAGAGAGACGGTAGATGCGAAGTTCTTTGCGTTGTTCCGAACAGTGTCGAGAAAACGTCCTTCATCCGATCCATTAATGACATAATAGTCTGCTCCAAGTTGATGGCACAATGCCTTCGCTACTGTGGTCTTACCAATGCCTGGTGGACCTGACAATAACATATTTGGTATCTCACCTTTTTCAACAAAATCTTGAAAGGTTTTTTTAATACCTTTGGGTAAGATACATTCATCAATTGTAGTGGGTCTGTATTTTTCAACCCATATAAAATCACTCATTATTTAAAACCTTTCGATTTAGGTTTTGGTTTGTCAATCACTTCGATGACAGTTCCTTCAAAAAAAGGTGAACGACAGTTGTTCCACCACCACTCTTGAACCTCATCCCAAGATTCTACCACAAACGATTTGTTTTGGCAAACTATCTTATAATGATGACGATCATACGGTTTATTACTTGTTTGCCCAAAGTAAAGAGGATCGTCTTTTTCTATTAACTTAGTCATCATGATCATCCCAAGGATCTGTCAATCCTTTATTTGCAAAAAATCCTTTATAGATTCCATAACCTGCTAATAAGATAGTGATTACTGCAATAGAGATACCAAAAGTAAAATCAGGATTGAATGTAAAATGTGGTATTAAAGTATCATTGCACTTTGCAATTTTCTCTGGATCGTTCCAAGTACCAGGCAAAGTATAAACTGGTGGGCAAGCTAAAAAAATCATTCTTCCGATCTCCATTGTTTTCTCATTTTAACATATGTTTCACTTTTTGCAACTATATCTCTAACTTTCTTAAATATAGTAGCAGACTTCGCAAAATGACAAGTAGCATGATCTTCTTCTTGGGGTATTATATTACCTTCTTTATCATACTTTTTACCATCTCTATGATTGGCATATCTCCTTGATCTAGTAAAACCCATTTCAAGAAACTTACGACACATATCCATACCGATGAAATCTTTTTCATCTCGGTAATCTAGATACATGCCGAAGATATGATTAGAAGATTCTACTGCAATCTCTGGTGTCTTAAATCTCCAATGAGCACATATATTGTCAGTATAAGGGCGAACCAGTAGAACTCCTTGCTCTCCCCTTCCAATACGATAAAGTTTACGAGTTTCCTCGTCTGTAAAATCAAGTCTCTTATAATCGAGGTCATAATCAAATTCAAGCATGTAACGTTACTCGCTAACGATACTCTAACACACCAGTTCTAAGTCGTCAAGTATTTATTTTGGATTAGTATTCTCAAATACAATA